CGTTACTGCCGCATGGAATCCATCCGATTCAATGCTGCTATTAATGAGAGGTGATGCATATAGTGGAATTATTGATCGCACATTTGTCATTGCCGCAGTTGATGGTAGCAACATTGTTTATTATGCATTCAATGGTCGTGTATCGGAATTCCAAATACAAAGTGACCCAAGTGCTGAAGCTAAGTGCGTATTTACTATTCATCCTCGTGGCAACCAGTACGGTTGGTCAAATAACGTATAAAGGAAATTAATCATGGCTGCACCAAATAGAGTTCTTCCCGGTTTTTCGGCATCACTATGGATGCAAACAGGCGCAAACCCAACAACATTAACAACTGCGAATTTGTCTGTATGGGCATCACAAGTTGCAACTATTGTCGGCACAACTGCAAACGGTACAGG